TGGAAAATTAAATGAGCTATGCAAATTTAGAAATGAAAGTTATCCAATGGGGCGAGGCTCGAGGCATCGTGCAGAACAGCACAGCTTTCGCGCAAGCACTAAAGACCAAAGAAGAATTAGAAGAACTATTCGATGCAATAGCTAAAGACGATAAGGCGGCAATCAAAGATGCCTATGGTGACATCCTTGTAACGCTCATCATGGGATGCGCCTGTGCCGACCTTGATCTAGTCACTTGCCTAGAAGGGGCATACAACGAGATCAAAGATCGCAAGGGCTATTTGAATGAAGCGGGAATATTTGTTAAGCAATGACACCACTTGTAATGAAAGCCATTAAATATGCGCCTGAACCAGAGACAGCATTATGGTTTGATGTTGGTCAAATGGATACAACTCCCGCAATTAAAGTTCCTGCTGAGTTCTTAATGAACTTACCATCAAAAAGAACTGGCATTGTTGGGCTTGATACAAGCGGGAAAGATTTTGCTTTGTGGCTTACTCAAGGTGATGGCTCTGTTACTGTTGGAGGTTGTTCAATGTGGCATGGTGGTAAATACTTTCCGCCCTACGCATACATGGCGACACCAGATGGTTTTAAAGTTTATCGCAAAGGTGAAGAGATTAGCTTAGAAGATATAAAGCCAGTTCATAGAATGGTTCTAGCAGTAGTCACAAAATTGGCATCATGCGCAGATGGATATAGAGCAACGCCTAAACGATCTTTTATAAATCAAAAGAGACAAGCCAAAGGCAAATCATCTTTGACTTTTGATTGGCATACAGTAATCATTGAACCGCCTAAACAAAAGAATGATTCTCTTGGCGGTACTCACGCAAGTCCAAGAAGGCATCAAGCTCGTGGACATTGGAGAACTTATAAGTCAGGAAAAAAAGGATGGGTGAAAGAATGTTGGAAAGGCGATGCTAGTAAAGGCGTAGTTTTTAAAGATTACAAAATCAATGACTAAGAACTTCAAGGGCGTGTGCGATGTGCTTCTTGCGATCTTCTAATCCGATCGTGCCGCCATTGATTCTCTTTGTCAGCATGAGCCAATCTTCTTTGTCCGCGTACTGATTCAAATTATGCGTTTGCCAAAACCATCCCGCTGTGAGCGATGCATATTTTGGCGTTCTGACCAAATCCGGATTGCGCACAAAGTCCTCGCCTAGTGCTTTTCCTGCGTGGAAAAAATTTGCCGCACCAGTTAACTGAAGATAGCCCGATCCTCTGTACAAAAATCCATCGCCTGAAGCCTCATCCCTGTTGCCCATGCGATTACCATAGATGCGATTGGCAATCTTTACAGGTTGACGCTCGTACTGTGCCGCAGACTCAGGCGTGAAACCCCATGCTCTCTTTGCTGTCAGCGGGAACAGCTTGAGTAATGTGGCCGCACGATAGTTCAGATTCTCCTCAAGCACTCTGAAGTTATTGCACTCATGGCCGCATTGACCAAGCCAAGCCGCCTGTTGTACTGGCGACAAGATGCCGAAGCGTTCAAATGTTTCGTTGAATGGGTCTGCCAATGATGGCTCAATTTTCAATTGGCGTAATTGTTCAGGGCTTACCATTTAAAAGAGTCCTCACTTCGTTGTATGCGTCAATACAGGCGTTCAGTTGTAATGTGTTCTTGTCGCCCTGCGCAACTATTTCTGCGATGGCGGCAAGGGTTTCTCGCTCGGCATTAGAAGCTGAGTCAACCTGTCCGTCAGGTTTGCTTCCTGTTTCTTTGCTATCTGCGGTGGCAATGGCGGGACTTGCGGGGGCTTGCTGACAACTTGCGGTTGGGAGGCGCACCCGACCAGAGCGAATAGCGCGATCAAGGGCAGACTGCTTTTGATTGATGACATTTGTTGACTCCTGAAGTTGCGTTGCAGTAGTGTTGATTTTTTCATTCAACTTTTGTTCTGTTGCCCTTGCTTCTTCGTTCTTCTTGGCAATGGCGAGCTTCATGTCGTTGTCGCGTTCAAGCCATCCGTAATGGTGGCCGACCTGATATGTTCCAAACAAGGAAACAATCACGCCAACAATTATCCAAGGCAAGGGAATTGGAAACATTAGTCAGCCTCTGTTCGTGCGAGTGCGATTTGCTCCCTGTCTGCATCTGATTCCAAATGGTCAGGCGGGGTGTCAGGGGGCGGGGGCGGGGTCCAACTCTCATCCAGTTGCGGATTGGCAAAGACAGGCATTGCACCGAATGGCTGACTTGGCAAGCCGCCATAAGCCGAAGGCGGGTTATAGGCTTGGCTGACCCCAGAATTGTAAGGTTGGTTAAAACCGCTTCCTTGCGCTTGATATGGCTGACATATAGGTTGCATAGGGCTAGGTGCATTTGGCGTCCCCAAAGCCCTAGAAGCCGCCCCGACAGCCCGCTTGCTCATCACCCCACCAATGCCGCCAACTATTAGCAGAACAATGTCATTCAACATCTTGGTGTAGGCTTGGTCAATCGGAGCCATGCTCTTGATTGGCTGTGTCACGAAGGTCACAGAATACAGAAGCGCAAAGACAATGCCGAAAAGAATCACTGTGATCATGATGACCACAAAACCCCAGACACGAACCTCAATCTCGTCAGTTGTTAGGTTTGGCTTCTGATTGCTGTTCATTGACTTTCTTCTCCAAGATTGGGGCGACTAAGTATTCAGGACATTGTTGCGTGAACAAGCACTTCGGCTTCTGGCACTCAGGCAAGATAAAGTTATCTGGATTCTGACATGGATAGCGGTAAACATCCTTGCATCCAGTCAGCAACAAAACGAGCAATAAATATTTCATGCGTACACATCCACAGAGTTAGGCTTGACCCATTGATTTTTAATGTTCTCTACTTTGTGTCTGTAATCAACTTGCAAATTTAATTTCTTCATTGCATCAAGATGTTGCTGATGCAAGACTCGCTGAGTTTCTTTCAGCATCTGAGCATTGCTTCGGTATGTTGATATTTTCATCCTAGTCCCAAGTAAGCTAGAAATTTATTCACTATCTTGTCGGACAGATCATCAGGCAAGAATCGCAAGAAGCCAAGCACCCACCATGCGACACATAGGCGAACGAATATTTTGAGGAACTGATCAAACTGTTTCTGATATTCATTCATCGCCCACAGCGTTTAGTTGTTTGACAGAAATCCATCAATTCATTTATGCCGATACCAATAAGAAGCACGACTAACCCAATCCCGCCAATTAGCAACGCCATTTCTAATTGCTCTTGCTCTTGTTGTTTTTGTTTTTTTTCATGAGCTTTTAATGCGCTAATCTCTTTAGCGTCAGCTAAATCCATTTCAGCTTGTCGAGCTTTAATTTTTGCCCAGACGTCCGCGCGTCCCGTGGCTTGGAATAACATCTTCAATTCTTCTTCAAACCTACGAGCCTCATCAAGGCACATCTCGATTTGAAGTGCCGCACCCATGTTAGAGCCTTTTTTATTGCTCTTAGCTTGAATCATGGCCTTTGTCGCTTGACTCTTAGCGTCAAACATTTTGCCAATCATTGGCGCAAGTCCACCCAAGTCATTGGCTACCTTACTAGCCTTCTTGACCATCCCAATGGCTTTTTGTAAACCATCTAATGCTGCTATTGGGTCTAATGGAATCATGGAAACGCCCAGACTACTATGTAACTACAAAATATCACAAAACAAACAACACAGGCTGCTGCAATAAATGCTTCAGCCCAATCGATCATTTTTCTTGTTCATCAGCTTTAGCCGATGCTCGTGCAATTTTTAAGTGTTGGTGTTTAAAGTAGATGTTTACCAATAGACCACATATAGCAATCACAACACCAGAGATAGCAGCAAACTCATTAGCTGTTAGACCAAAGATAACTGCTGCACTAGAGCCACCATAGGTAGCTGCTGATGCTATTTTTGTAGATACTGCTTCGTTTGTCATGGTGCATCAGGCCAAGTGATTGTCCAAGGAAAGCCCTCTTGTGCTGTTACATCACGCAAGGCTTGACGATATGTAGCCCATACTGTTTTATCAACAGGTGCGTCAGCTACTTGTGTCCAATCACACTCAGCCAACTTAGCGCCACGAGTTGCACGAACATTCTTAGCTTGTTCAGCATCCTTAGAAGCCTTGTAAGCAGTTTCGTGCTGTAGTGCTGTAGTAGTTACACCATCTACAACAGTATCAATAAAGGTTGGGCCTAACACATACTTTGTGTACCACTTACCATCTACTTGCTCTACACCTTGTGCTTGAGAGTATTGGTAAACAGTACCACCAGTAGCTTGTGGGCCTTCAAAGACTACATCAGCACCTAGATTGTCTAGGATTTCAGTTGTAGTTGTCTCCCATGAAGGGCCACCATTGGCTTTAGTGTATGCACGAAACTCACTCTCGTACATGACTGCGCCTGTTTCTCTGATTCTGATTTGCATTATTTGCTCCTACAATTATTTCCATGCCAGCGTAAGTAATTTCCTTTTGAGGCTTCCTTACCACAATGCTCACAAGCAATAGTAGGGAACTTCTTTCCTCTCATGGGGCTAATCTTGCCTTGCATAGGGTTTGGGTTGTTTTCCCTATATTCAGCCATCTTGTCATGCCATGATTGAGGTCTTGCTTTACCAATCCTTTTATCTGACATTTTCTTTTTGGTTTCATCACTAGCTTTTAAACCAGTTTTACCTACTGCAATTTTTTGCTTATGTTGCTCAGAAAATTTACGACCTTTAAAGGCAACACTCATTTTCTTTTTGGTTTCTTTTGACCTTGTAAAACAACCTAGTTTATTGTTTGGCAAGAATCCACCAGCAGACAGTTTGTGATGGTTAAACAATCTCTCATTGCCCCATACTTCCTCAAGAATAAAACCTTCAAGTTCTTCTAGCTTATCTTGAGTTTCTTCCCAAACCATTTTGAATTCAAACGCTTGTTCACCATGTTTATTCCATGAATGTTGCAAACGCTTGTTAACATGAACACCACGCCTTAATTGTTGTCTATGGTGCGACAATCTATCTGGAACATCAACAGACCTTCCAAAATAGATGCCGTTACTCACAGTATTCTTGATGTGATAAATTCCGCTTTTCATGTCTAACTGATAGCCAAAAAGATGAACGAACCACCATTTTCGTTGATTTCAGATGGCGCTGTTGAACTTATTTCAAAACCAGCAGAATAAGTATCAATATAGTCTGTGCTAGTTAC